TACAACTAGGACAATTAAATACAGCTTCATCACCTCCTCTAGCTGATTTACTTCTACCTAATACTGATTCTAATAATTGTTTTAATAAATCTTCTTTCATCTAAAATCCCTGTCATAAAATTTACCTAATATATTGTCATTAAGGTATTTTTTATCTTCTAAAACTTCTAATACAAATTGATATTTACATTCTAAATATGTAAGTTCTTTTTTGTTAAAAGCCACTTGTAGAATTTTTCTTTCTAAGTCTTCTTTATTTGCATCTTTTATAAAACTATGAGAACCATAGTAAGTTTTCCAATCGCTTTCTTTAAGTACTCTTTTATAGACAGGAGGTCTACCTTTACCTTCCCAAAGTGCTTTTTCTTTTTTGCCTAATTTTTTCTTTAAATTATATATTAAAGATTTTTTACCAATGTATTTTTTTCCAGTTGGGGTATGAGTTGTTTGATAAATAAAACCAAATGCTCCTTTAGGAAGGTCAACTATTTCATTAATAAGTTTGTCTTGATAATACCACTGCATAGTTTATTTATTTAAATAATCTATAGCATCCATTACTTCTTTTGATTGACTCATTGAAAATATCCCTTTGTCATAAGATTTTTCACAGGCTTGAATTAAAATTTTTATAGATTTATTTATTTCTTTCTTTTTTTCTTTTAATTCTTTTACTCCTAATAAAGCATTCGGTTTTTCACCATTCTTATCTAAATAATCTAAAGCATTTATTACACTTTGGGATTCTTTCATTGTAAATAATTTATTAGTATGAGCTAATTCACAAGCTTGTGATATTACTATTAAATGAGATTTATATTCTGATTGTTCTGTTTTTAGTGTTTCTAACGTTTTTCCGTTATTTCTTATTCTAGTTTCAGGAGGCATGTCAAAAGTTCTTTGACCATTTTGTCTTAAACCTTCTTGAAACTCTGGGTATCCACCAGTTACTAACTTTGCCATATCTTATGTTTTTATGTATATAAAAAAAAGACCCTGGAAAACCAAGGTCTTTTAATATAAATGTTATTTTATACTACTTATTATGAAGTACCTGTAGTAGTTGAAGCGTCTGCTGTTGGTGCTGGTGTACCTGTAGTAATCATACCGTAAGCCATACAGTGAACTAAATTAGCTTCAAGGTAAGTAAAGTCATACATTGAACCAATTGCCCCACCTGCATCTGTTACTGCATCTGCGTCAATTTCTAACGATTGTGCGTTTGCTGTAATAGTAAATCCTGCGGTTGCATCAGTAGCATCCCCATCTAATGCACTTAATAGGATTTGTCCTACCAATACACAAGTACCTGAATCTGCGAATCCTAATTTAAATGCTGTAGTTGACCAAGATGTAGTTCCTACTATACATCTGATTCTCATACCCACATTACCCGCAGCTGCATCTGGTAATGTAATAGCTCCTGCTTGTGCTGCGTTTGAATACCAAGTTAAATCTGTAGCTGTGGAAGTTAAATTTTCTGTTCCTGTTCCTGATTGTTCTGTAATATTTGAATTTTTTAAACCTGCTGAAAATGTTGTAGCTGCTGCTACTGTTCCACCGTCTGTTAAATTTAGCATACTGTCGAATACGTCGACAAAATTTGCTGCTGTGGGTCTATCTCCTGTTTCGAAGTATCCCTTTAGTGCTGTTATTCCTACTGCGCTCATAATTTTTTATTATTTTTGGATTTTTAATTAATTAATTTAATAGAGATTGCAATCTATTTTTTGATTTCTTATCATACGTATATGCATTTTTTAAAAACCGCAATAAATTTTTATCTATTTATGTATCCCACCTTAAAACAAAAGTGGTGTCGGTTTCATCAGACATTCTGATTGGTTGTCCTAATTTACCTACTACTAAACAATCTCCTTTTTCATCATAAAGTCCTATTGTTGTTATAAAAGTTGAAAAATTAGAACCTGTAGTGAAATCAGCTAATGTGTGTTTTTTACTTGATTTTACTTTTCTTGCTGATAGGTTATAAGTACTATTAAATTCATCTTCACTTACTGTACATTGATATTCATGTTCATAAATTAAATGAGTTCCTTGAAATTGAATTTTATTTAAACTATATTCATTTCCTGGATTTTGTAGTGTATTTTGATATAAAGGATGAGTTATAACAGCAAAACCTGCTTGATAAAAACAATTTCCTATGTAAGGTGAACCATTTAGGCTTGAAGATATATTAAGTATTGTATTTGGTGTATGGGCTTTTGAATAAATGTTTATATTACTAATATTACCATTAAAGAATTTTCCTTTATCTATTAGTGGACCATAATTATCTACAACAAAAGTTGAACCTATTACTGATACACCTATACCACCATCTGTAAAACCGTCTACAATAAATGATGATCCTATAACGGCTGTACCTAGACTAAATTCAAAATCTGTGTTTTTATGTTCACCTTTAGATCCTATGTATAAATTAGATGTGTTTCTTGTTTGTTCCTTTATTGTAAAATCTTCTTCTTTTAATTTAGCGCCATTTTCCCAAATCTGCATTTTTGATCCTGACGATTGACATAGTATGTGAGTATTTATATCAACAATGTTATAATTGCCTGTTTCGCCCAAAGAGGCGCTTGCAGCATATTTTTGATTTCCATCTGATCTTTCAAAATGAAGAGAATTACTTATATGATATATTTCAAAAGGAAATTGAGGTTCGGAAGATTCTGCAGAACTAGATAAACTATTAGTTACTCTTTTTGTTCCACTTTTAGCTATAATGTATCTTTTTTCAAGGTCTAATTCTCCACTTACTATAAATTGAGTATTAACTCCTCCAACATTTTGGCCTATTGCTGCTGTTCCTATAACAGGTGCATCTAAGGATATAGGTCTTATGTAAAAAGATACTGAGAAGTTTTCATCTTTATCAAAATTATATCTTTCATGGTGGGAAGATGAAATGTATGAACCTGTTCTACTATTAAATTTTATTTCAGATGATGAGCTTATAGACTGTGCAAATTGAACATTATTATAATATATTTTATTTATAAAATAACTATCGTCTTCGTTTTCAGGATAAATTTCTCTAGGTTTACCCATTATACTTGTGTATGTTACAGGGGCATTAGGACTATTTTTTCCTCTTCTCCAACCCCCACCTATTATATCTGTGTGAAATCCTGTTTTTTTATTAACATATTTATAATGAGCATAATCACTAAATACATCTAAATCATATCTTTTAAAACCATCTACTGGTTCTAATTTAAATACATTTTGTTGAATATCATTAGGATAATTGTCTAAATTAGTTCCACTAATTATTAAATTTCCTTTTTTATCATCTATAATTTGATAACTACTTGCAGACAAATAAAAAGATCCTGGTTTTATTTCAAAACCATATAATCCAGAAGGTATAGATAATATGTTTGCTTTTTGATAAAGAGTTCTAGGTTGTTCTAAATAATTAATGGGACCCATTTTATCACCTACTGTTTTTTTAAAATTTCTATAAAAAAGGTGATCTATTTGGCTATATTTAATAAAATTTATAACGTCCGATCCATAACCGTCAGTATGAGAAGTACCATACATAGATACTGATTCTGAAGTCCAACTAGCATTAAACCATGTTAATGAATTTAATGCTGCTGAAGCGGAAGTGAAATTATATTGTTTATGGGCATTAAAGGGGATTAGTGCCTTGTCTTGTGCCGAAAATTTTTTAAAGACTGTACCCATTTTTTAGGATATTAAAAGTCTAATTTTACTCGTATAAGTGCTTCTTTAGTAAAGTCTTTTGCAATTGGTTGGCTTAATTTTGCAACTGCTAATAAGTCATTTGCATCATTATACATTCCTACTGTTGTTATAAATACTTTTGGGTTCATTCTCATTGTAGAGAATAAAATTGTTCCCTTACTACTTCCACTAGTAAATGACGGATTATTAGTATAGTTAAATTCTGAGTTTTTAGCTCTAACAAAATAAAATTGAGAATTTACATCTTCTTCTGTGTCTATAATAAAGTGATTAGAAGAAGAAATTAATTGATACATTCCAATGTGATTAAGGTCATAATTTGTACTTAACCCTGTGTTGGTTTGTGGTAAATCTTGTTGTAATGTTGCACCAGTACCTACTTTAGCTGCAAACATATCACCATTTAATATGATAAGACCTGCATGTGGATAAAAATGTCCATAAGATGAACTTCCCCCTTTTTGATTTATTGTTGAACCTGATATAATACCATTTGAACCTGATACAATGTTATAATAACCACCTAAATTAGTGCCTACATAGTTAGGATTGTTTGCAGTAGCCCCCCTACTAACACTATCATCTGTAAGTTTTAATTTACTATCAGTAGGAGTATCTATATTAGCTCCTGAAATAAATAATGATAAACTTCCCGCAGATAATCTTTGTTTGTAATTTGCTCTATTTACATTAATTACATAAATACTGTCTGGTGTATGAGTACCAAACGTAAAATTTTGGGTTTCATCTTGAAAAACTAATTGTCTGTATTGGTTGTAATTTACTCTAGCAGCACTAAATCCAAATGATCCTGTGTCGTTAGTAAAATCAGGAGAACCTGATCCGTGTCTGTGTCCATATGCTAAAGAATATTGTACTGCTGATGCGTTAGAAGTACTAACGGCATTGTAAGCATCTATATAATATTGTATTGATCCTGTTGTTGATATAACTGATGCTGATAATACTGAAGATGTAAAATTTGTATCTAAATTATTGTCATTAGTAGACCATGTAGATGTAACTAATGGAGATGGATTCTCTAATATTACTATATCATTTGCTTCGTCAAATCGTGTTAAACTCATTTTTATTTATTTTAGGTTGTTGTAGAATTTACAGTAAATGGAACTGTTATTCTTGCTCCTGTATTTATTCCTTCAATTATTAAACTTGTTGTTAATGATGGTAATTCAGTACTAAATAAGGCATTATTAGTTGTAGCTTGGATTGTTAATGTTCTTCCTACTACTGTTTCTGCTGTAGCTACATTAGAAATAGTGTTTATAGTTGTTACATTTGCAGTTTGGTTATTAGTAGTGTCGTTAGAACCATAAGGTGATGCTTTTCTTCTTTGAGATCTAGTTGATGCTCCTGTTGCTTGTATATATTCTCTTAATCTATTATCTATTATAGTAAATCTATATCCCTGTGATTCAGTGCCTGCTTGATTATTACCGTTTATGTTAAATGTTCTGGGTTTTATAGCTTGAACTGCTCCTTGAGCTAATTCTATACCTGTTTGGTTTCCTACCTGAATGTAAGGTATTGCTGAAGTTCCTCGAGCTAAAGTAATCAATTTTGATTGCATCATATTAGCTCCATCAGGAATAGCTTCAATTAAAGGCATATTTTCAATTGCTTCTGCTGAGTATTGTGTTCCATTAGGGTGATTTTCATTAAATAAAGTATAATCTATTTCACTATCACCTAAGGCAAATTGTGTTATCTCAAAT